GGTTGAACATATTGAAAATGATTTTGATACATTAATCTATTCTCATTTTCAGGCTGCGGCCAAAGTTCAAAGAGCCTCTTTTCATCTAGGCTTATTAGATATTTTAGACGATTTAGTTTAGTTACTCCGGCGGATAGCTGAAGAGCATTTTCGTTAAGCTTAATAGTTGTTTGAACTCTACAACGTTCAGTAGTAAAACCAATTGATTCAATTATATTTGATACCTTTAAATACATATGAATTGCCTCTTGATATGGCATTAATCCAGTACTCAATTGCATCTCTTTATATCCATTAGAGTAGGTTGGAGCTAATTTAAAAGTTTCATTCGTTGGATTGAAATCGCTCTTTACCTCACTAAACCATTTTATCTTTTTCCCTAGTGCTCTGGAAATCTTTGCAGCAGCATCCATTTTTCTCATGGGTGAAAAGAATTCAAAACAAAATGAAATTTGAGAGTTATCATATATGCTTTTCTTATCTAATGATTTGAACATTACTCTATTTTTCTTTATTCTATTTATCTTACTAGATCCTTTTAGGAAATGTAAGTATTAAATTAATAGGGCTGGATATGGAGATAAATGAATAAATAAAATAAATAGGATTGCTACATGGCAAAAGTCACAGACGATTTTAAAGTATTTACTAGACTCAGCATATATGTTGAGGATCTATTGTCGCAAACAATAAATTATCTAACTAGTCAGTTTAATCAGAGTAGAGCAGTATTTACTTCCGCTTCACCATTTGGCCAGCTTCTACTAGTTGTTGAGAACCTAACACAACTTGTATTCTATTATATTGAAGACTCAATCACTGAGTTAAATATCAACGAGGCAACCCGATTGACTTCAATTTACTCCTTAGCTACCTTGGCTGGACACAATCCAAGTAGAGCAGTATCTGCATCTGGCGAAATAAGCTTGTCTACCTTGGCTGGCTCAGGCGAACCGCCGACTGATTTTGTAATTATCCCTAACTTGACTAGAATTCGATGTAAAAATAATGGACTTACCTATGTATTAGACCTTCCCCAAGATGAGATCAAGTTTTCTTTTAATGGAACTAATAATGGTCTTAGGATAGGTATTAGACAAGGTATAATTGAGTCCCAAACAGTTACGGCTAAAGGCGAACCAATTGAAAGTTTTGCAATAGGCAGTCCGCAAAACTATTATATTGATAACTTTATGGTTAATGTTCATGTAAATGGGGAAAAATGGACGAAATATGACTCTATCATCGACATGCCTAGGGGAGAAAAGGCATACTTAATTAAGACCGGTATAACTACTGGAGTCGACCTCTTCTTTGGAAATGGAAACTATGGTAAGATACCTACTCGTGGAGCAGATATCCTAGTTGAATACTTGGTAACTGAGGGTGCAAATGGAAATATCCGAAGCAATGATTTAGGTAGTATAAAATTTGACTTTGTGGACACCGGCTTCAGTATCCTAGGAGACGAAATTGATCTAAACGAATACATTGAGATCTCTACCTCAAATGCACCCTTCTTTGGAACTAATGCTGAGGATTCTAAATTGACTAGGCTACTCGCGCCAAAGCAGTCTAAAAGCTTTGCACTAGTTAATGTAGATCACTATGAAACAGTATTAAGAAAACTAAAGCTTTTCTCCATCATAAATGTTGCACTAGATGAAGTCGATCCTAGAATGTTGAATCTATTTCTTATTCCAGATATTCGAAAGACTTTTAGTGTAGCACAAGATTATTTTAGTGCAAGTCTAGATAGATTTGCAATGAATGACTATCAGAAAAACCAATTGTTACAATACATTGAAAAGTCTGGAAGCAAACTTATCTCAACCGACGTTCAAATCGTTGATCCTATTCCTAGTGAGTATGTCATAAATACTTCGATTATTGCATTTGATGATGTCTCTACTGATATTATTAAGAGAGACATCCTAAATAATTTAGGTGAATACTTTATTCAAAATACTAGATTCACTAGAATACCTAAGAGTGACCTAATTAAGATAGTTGAGGAGGTAAATGGAGTCGATTCTGTTTCAATTAATATTATATCTAAAAAGAATGAACTTGCAAAAGTTCAAAATCCTTCTGCACCAGATATAGGTATTGACGAGTTTAACGATATTATTGTCTCATACCAAGAACTTCCTATAATTAGAGGAGGCTTTACTGATCGTTATGGACAAGTATATTCTACTGGAATAACTCCTGATTCACTAGGTCCAGTAAATATTCAAATTAAAGAGATTGTGCCTAGACCAAAAAAGATTAATTAACATGGTAAAAAATAGCATATATCGTCCAATATTTGATCGCAGAGAAAAAAGAGAAAACACTGGATTTGATTACAAGGGTCAAATCCTAAAAAAGACCCTCTCTTCTCAAATGTTCGGTGCTCACCCTCTACTTGATTACCTATTAGAAAGGGTTGAAAGTGTCGTATATGAGTGGGTTGAGGCAGTAAAACAAATAAAGATTACCGCTAATCCAGCACTGGATAAGTACGAAAATAAGATTAGATAAATGGGTAGTAATAAAGCGGGAATGGGCCGAGAGAATCGTGCTCACCTCAGAGACGAGATCCAATCCCTATTGGGATCAATTGGAACCGAGACACATGGTGACATGGTGATCGACAATGAAATATCAGAAAAGACCAGACCTGAAAGTCCATATGACTTTGAGGAAATGAGTAATCAGTTTACAGTAAAAGCTAGAGAGATCACAGATTCCTTATTTAAGAATTTTGTTGATATTGGAATCTTTGAAAAGAACGACTATGCTCGACATAAGAAAGAGCTAGACACAATTAATATTTCCAACCTATTCTTTCAATTAAAAACAATTAAGATCACCATAATTAAGGTGATGGAGGAGATAACTTCAGGTAATACTCATCCTCGACTAATTGAGGTAATGGGTCAGTTACAGGATAAGATGGCTTCTATTACTAAGATGCAGGCAAATTATGTACTTTTTCTTGAAGACACATATCGCCAGTTAAATTCAGCTGCACCAATAAATCCTGATTCAGAAGTAGTAGGATCAGATTCAAAAGAGGGTCAGTTTTTTATTACAGTAGGTACAAAGAACCTAATCAATAGTTTACCTGACGAACCTAAAACTGGTGAGATTAGAGTTCCAACTGGAAGTCTAATTGATCCTACTAAAAAATCCGATCTAATGCGAGAGAACGACATCCAAATAACGGATGATGACTATGGCGATGATTTTATGGATATCACTGAAATAATTTAACCCAATGAGAGACGTCATGACAAATGGTGGCGCTTTCAGCCATCGTAAGCTATCTAATCTATCAGGTTCAGTTGAAGACACAAATACTTCAATGTGGACTACTATCAGAATCAATAAGTTACTTGATGATATTGAAAATGATGGGTTTGATATTAAAGGTTTACACAACTCCCCATTTAAGGACAATGATATTAACCTAAAACGAGGAAATTTACCTTTTGAGTATACTCCAACTGAGTGGGAAGAGCTTAAGCGATGCAAAGCTGATATACTCTATTTTGCAGTAAATTATTGTAGGATCCAAACAAATGATGGTATTCAACTAATTCGAGATACTCCAGGACTTAGGGATTACCAGGAAGAGATACTTGAGTCGTTTAAAGGAAATAAGTTTAATATCCTAATGGCAAGTCGCCAAACTGGAAAATCCGTAACGTCAGCTATTTTTATCCTATGGTATCTACTATTTAAGTCTGATAAAACTGCCCTAATTGTTGCAGATAACTTTACAACTACTCGAGAGTTATTAGACAAGTTTAGAATATGTCTAGACGGTCTACCGTTCTTTATGAAACCTGGAATCAAACATATTAATTCAGGAAATATCAAATTTGATAATGACAGTCGTGTTGTAGGTAGAACGACTACTAAAAAATCAGGTATTGGTCTCTCTGTAAACATCCTATATATTGATGAGTTTGCCCATATTGATGAAGCAAAATTAGATGAATTTTATCGAGCTATCTTACCTACTATTACTGCCGATCCAAATGCAAAGGTGATAATTACCTCTACACCAAATGGTAAAAATAAATTTTATGAGATTTGGGTGGATGCAATTGCTAGTAAAAGCGACTATGTTCCACTTAGAGTTGATTGGTGGCAAGTTAAAGGTAGAGATGAAGCATGGAAACAGGCAGTTATTGCTAACATGGGATCAGTAGAAGATTTTAATCAAGAGTATGGACTACAGTTCTTCTCATCCGACCAATTATTACTAAACTCAAATGAGTTAAAGAGACTCTATAATATTAAAGCAGATTATCAAAATACTAAGTTTTCTTTAACTGAAGATAAGCAGTGGATTAATGAGTGCTTTACTGTTCATCCAAACTATGTAAATAGAACACCTACTGATTATAAAAATGATCCTGCAAAATATGTATTTTCAGTAGATACGGCAGATGGCACTGGCGGAGACTACTCAGTATTAAACATCTATAAAGTTGCATGTCTACCGATTGTTGAACTCTTAAAAAAGAAAGAGGCTATTCGTGGAGAAATTGATACTACTTCACTGGTGCAAGTTGCAACATTTAGAACTAATGAATATGATATTAATGAATTTGCAGCTGGAGTAGAATACATAACCTATAACCTATTTAATTCAGAAAACGTCCGAATCGTTCTTGAAATGAATCATAAGGGGGAGATAATAAAAAATAGGCTAGAGAGCAATGATAATTACTGGCCTTCCCAATTAGTCCATACTAAACATACTGAGATGGCAGTAGCCTCAAAACCAGGAATTAGACTTGGTCCAACTAATAAGATTAGATATTGCGAAAAATTTAAGTATCTAGTTGAGGTTAAAAAAATCATACCTAATGATTTTCTAACAGTAATGGAGCTAATGGCATTTGGTAAAACCAAAGGTGGATCATATCGTGGACAAAATGGAAATGATGATCTTGCAATGACATGTGTTAACTTAGCACCAGCGATTGACTCTAATCAATTATGGGAGCTTTCAATAGAGACGTATGAATTAACATCAGCTGAATATAGAAAAGAAGTAGAGGAGAAAATATTTAATCTATTTAGATCTAACTTAAATAAACCTGCTTTTGATTATGATACGTTACGAGAAGTAAATGCGCCAGACAATGGAGCAAAAAAAGGATTAGAGCCACGGCGTCATGTATTTGATGTTGAATCACTAGGTCAAATGCAAAAAATTAAAGATAAATTTTTTAAAAGCTAAACTTTTTTTAGTATCATAGTAATAAATTATTGTGTGTAACAACTAGAAATATGAAGATTCTTAAATTTCAAGGCGATATCGGACTTGATGACGTGTTTAACCGTCATAAAATAGAGATTTATGATAATCTCCTACAATCAATAAAAAATCACTATTTAGATAAGAATCATTCTGAAGTGACTGTGATTAAGATCTCAATAAATGAATCAGAATATACAATTAATTTATCTAGAGATAAATTTATAAGCGGACTTGAAGGAGCGATCTCGTTCTATGAGTCTTGCGAAGAATACGAAAAATGTGCAGACTGTTTAACCATCATCACTGCACTTAAAAAAAATAACACAATTGAGGTCTAAAAATTATGGGGTATGAATCAGCTAACGCAAAAATCAATGAAAGAATTCAGGAAATATCTGAACGTCTACTTAAGAAACAAAGCACTGACCGTGAAAAAAACGAATTAGCTCAGCTGATTTATCCAAAGCTTAAATATTATATCTGGAAATTCTGTAAAAACGAGGTTGACACTGAAGAGGCTCTTCAATTTACATTAAAGAAGATTTTTAAAAACATTGCACAGTTTGATTTTGAAAAAGGTAGATTTACTACGTGGATCTATACTATTGCTCGAAATGAAACCTTATTTTATCTACACCAATTAAAAAAGAATTCTCATTACGATATCGATACTATGTATAGTAAAATTGATAGCCCTGATGATTTAACCGATGAAGTTAATGGATTTACAGATATCGATGACATATACCAAACAACCGTTGATGAGATATTCCTAATTGAGGATCCTCTACTTAAAAATATTGCCATTGATAAAATGATCAAAAATAAGAAGGTGAAACAAATTGCACTAGACTATGAGATCAATGAAAATACGGTGAAAACTAAACTTCGTAAAATAAGATCTGATATTAGATTTTTAGTTCTAAAGAAGAATCCTCAATACGAGGAAAAAATAAAATACATACTATGATACTTGATTACCTTTCTCCAATTAGAATATACAAGAGGCTCACCATTCACATAACAGAATTATCACATTACCGAACTTTTAAAAAGATCATATTTGATCTAAATGATAGCGGTAAACTTGATGAAATCGGAATCAGGGCTGACCCAAATTCAAACATGTATATTGGGATAAACTTGAATCCTGAACTTTTATTGTATTCAGATGCTTCACAAGAGTCAGTTGAATTAAAACTAATCTCGGAAAAAATGAATAAGTATAATGATTTTCTAACCAAGGAAGGTATACTTGATTCAATTAAAGTAGATTATGAAAGAATCCAAACAGAGGAACATTACGGCTATGTATTGCAAATTAGCTTTAATTTTAATAAGTATAAGAAGTCAGATTTTATCTATACTATATCCTACTTTACATCACTTATATTAGGAGCAATAACAACAGCGATTGTTCTACTATAATAAATAAAAAAAATAAATCATATGAAAAAATTAAATGACTTTATTGAAAAACATTTGCAAAAAATTGCATTCATCTTTATGTTTGTAATCTTTTTAAATACTTGTGGAAATCCAAACAGAGCTCTCACTAAAAAAGTAGATGCACTATCTCAAAAGATTGATTCACTAGAATTGATCACGGTGACCAGCCGAGATCTAAAAATAGAAGGTCTTAAATCTGAAAAGAGAATGATCCAGTCAACTGATCGTAAAATACTCGATGTAAATCGGCAATCTCAAATTGATAAAGAGATCAGCGAATTAGAAAAATAATACTATCTATGTTTAATTGGATAAATCAAAATAAAAAATCAATAATTAGGATAGCCTTTCTTGTGCCTATTCTTTCAGTAGCAATAATCTCAATATCACACGTAGTAAAATGGTATGACTTAGCTAACCCTATTAGCTGGGCAATATACTTATCTATTGCAATAGAAATAGCTGCACTTTCATCAATTGCGGCAGCTTCAGTTAAGGTCAAAGGATTTTCAGTATGGTTTGTGTTTATTATCGTAACCTTAATTCAATTCATAGGAAATATTTACTTTAGTTATACTGAAATAAATGTATCTTCCAAAGAGTTTAGAGATTGGGCAGAACTTACTGGTCCCCTATTTGAATCATTTAGCGATATTGAAGATGCAGTTGCGCAGCGTCGACTTCTTGCAATATTAGAAGGAGGTCTTCTTCCTCTAATATCATTGACCTGTCTACACTTCTTTATTAAGTATGGCGATAATGATCTTGAAGAGCCAGTAGTATACCCTGAACAGGAAAATATTGAAGAGTCCAAAGAACCAATTGACACCTACGAAAAATCTGATCTACAAAAAGAAGCAGATAGAGTTTGGGAAAAAGTTAAAGAATTACGAGAAGAAGGAAAGTTACCTATCCCTACCGAAGAAGATCTTGCTGATGAGCCAACTGCTCTAGCTAATTCTAAATATAGATTAGAAGAAATTGAATATATCCCATCGATTGATGACACAGTAAAATTCGTAGATCAGGAAGAAGTAAAACCTGAGACAGTCTCACCTGAAATACCATTGTCTAGTAATAATAAATTAAGACGTCAGTAAAATAAATAATAAAAAATACTGACGAATGGTACCCAATTTAAACGAGATATGTGACTGTTGTGGTGGTTATGAAAATCAACCAATGCTTCAACTTTTTGACAACAAATGTTTCGGTATAGTTGATGGTAAGGATATAACTGAAGATTTCTGCATGAAGGATTTTGCTTTTCCAACGGATGGCTATTCATGCGTAGGAATCACACTTCAAGAAAATGGAGGAACCACTACCCTATTTGATAATCAGCTACCTGTTCCATTAGTAACACTAGTCAGCGGTAAAGCCTATGCTAGAGGTATTTTATTAAAGGTTACGTATCCAACAAATGATCTAAATTCAGAAGAAATATTAATTTCAGATAAAAACGTAGTATTAACAATTGAGACATATAATGGGACCTCAACTAATTATCCACTATATAATTTCTTTTCTATTTTTACTAACCCTAAATCAAACGATCCGTCTCAAATAATAAATAAGATAGAATTGACTAATCCAAACGTCGACTATCCAATTAGGATATCTGCATTAATTTTATTTGGAAATGCATTGTAAAAAATTTTAAAGAAATGAGTAATTACGCAACTGAAATAATTAACCTTGAAGCTGGAATTAACTATGAACCTACGTTTATCAGAACAGATAACCGATTGCCTGCAAATGTTCCAACCACACTAGGCTATCTTCAAATAGGTGAACTTCAACAATATGGAAATGCTAGAGGTCCGCTTTTTAGAATTGAATTTGCAGATACTTCAGCCGTTACTGCTTCCCATGTTAAAATTCTGGGACTAGATAATAACGATATAAATGCACCAATATATCCTATTGCATATCTTCAAAATTGGAGGCCAATCCTAGATGTATACTTAAAGAAATTTATCTTTTGTGATGCAGGCGGTACTGAAATTATCGAGGATCCTGCAAACTATGCAATTATTGGATATAAAAGAAAAACAATGCCAACTGTATTCTAATGGAAAGACTAGACGAGTTTTATAGTGGGGCCGGAATGCCTTCAAAAGACTTTGCAAGAGGTCTACCTTTTTATGGAACTAAAGGCGACTTTAACTTTACGACCGGTAAAAGTCAGTTTACTCCAGGTGTATCCATAAAGCAGGTACCTCTAACTGATATGTCGGTCAAGGGAGATCCTGGATTATCCCAATTTGACATGGAACTAAGTAAACTAAGATTCTATTATAAACCTGGAGATAGGGTCAGAGGAACGATTGTTAACTCTCAACTTACTTCAGAAAACGGTCGAGTTATCATTGGAAAACTCGACAAGATCACGGCAGACTATGGATCAAATTCTATTCGAGCATGGGTAAAAAATCCATCTACTCTTGAATCAACCGAGATCTATATAAATTCTATTGAGAGAATCTATGAAAGTGTATCGCGTAGAGCATTAAATTTTTCTCAATTCATTAATTCTTAAGTAAACTTTATTTTAGTAGAACCAACTACTACTTTTTGTATATAAAATAAAAAACTATTTTTTATGCAATCAAACGAAATTGATGACGAAGCGGCTCGTTTTCTGGAAGAACAGGATAGAATACATGGAGTAAATACAATCAAGGTCGAAGAGACCCATGACGAACCAGTTCAAAAAAGCCTTGGCCAAATCGGCGGATATATTGAATCTCCAGAGTTATCTGCGGCATCTGAATCTTCTTGGAAACTTTTAGATCTAAGATCACTACCTTCACAGGGATTATTTTATCCTGAAGGAACTGAACTTCTTCTAAGATCTGCAAAAACCAAGGAGATCCGTCACTGGTCTACAATTGATGAAAATGATCCACTTGACGTTAGAGAAAAAATTAATTTCGTGCTAAATGCATGTACTAAGATTAGAGTATCTGGAGGAAGACCTCTAAACTTTAATGATTACTTAGAAATTGACAGATATCACATCCTATTTAGACTCTATGAACTTACTTTCCCAAATCAAGAAAATAAACTTTGGGCAAATATTAAGTGTGAGATCGATGGCCACATAAACAGAACGCATGTATTGAGCTCAAACCTAAAAGGTTTTGAATATCCAGCGGACTTAATGAAATGGTATTCCGAAGAAGATCGATGCTTTAAAGTAGTCTCTGAAAAACTTAATGAAACCTTTTATCTCTACTTGCCAACAATTGGCACTGAGAATAAGTTTAGGCTAAAGAGACAGGACGATGCGAAAAAAGGAGTTGAGATAGACGAATCATTCTATGAATTTGGACCATACTTAATTAAAGACTGGCGAACTATCACTAATTCTTCTCTTACTGACCTAAAATTTAGTTCAAATGCATGGCAAGATAATAAGTTTATCTTTATCCATAAATTCACTAATCAATTAAAGGAGGCAAGTCTAAATAAAGTATTAAGCATTTGTGAAAAATGTAAGAATACCACGGAGAGCCACATTTTTTTGGAGGGAAGCTTCACTGTCAAAGATATTTTCATTATTTCAGCTGGACTTGATGAACTTATTTAAGCTTAATAAAGACTTGGCATTGAAGCTTAACCAATCGTTTGATACCCTATATGAAATGGAATATATGGAATATTCTCTACTCTTAAACATCGTGAATGATGAGATAGATAAAAAGAATAATCCGGATGATGTATTCACCAACATAATGAGCGGTAACAATCAGCCATTGAAAGTTAATCTTCCAGATAACCTAAAACTTAAATAAATAATAAAAATAATTACTATTTGTGGGCGAAAAACTAAATGCTTTTTTAAAATTATATACAACTAAGGCAATTGCCGAAGTTGACCAATTAAAAATTAAAATTGCAGAGACAGAAGAAAAGTTGAAGACGGCCGACGTTTTATATAAAGAAACATTAGTCTCAGCTGAAAGCTTTAAGTTAACTCCAGATTTTTTATTAGTTTTTCCTGGAGCAACCTTATTTAGTGAAAATGTGGATGCATATAAGAATCTACTGTCTGTCGCAGTTGATCCAATATTTAAAAAACAAGTACAAGATTTATATAAAGTAAGAAATGCTGATACTCAACTTGTTGGTCGAAAGGAATCCTTAAGCGTTGCTGAATCATATGTAAAAAAAGGAGGAGAAGATTATCTTAATAAACTAGCTAGTGAAATTTTAAAAAATGCTTCTGCTGCTGGATCTAGAGGAGCCAATTTTACGAGTATAATGGATAAGCTTTTTAAAACTTATGATGATTATGCAAAATCAATTGAAGGTTTCACCGAAGATATTGCAGGTCCAGATGGAATGCTTACTTCGCCTGAAGCATATGCAGCGCTCGTTGAAAAAAGGGAAGCTGGCCAATTCAATGAATCAAATTCAGCTAAACCAGCTGACTCTAGTACATCGTCTATCAATGCAGCATCTAGTTCTACTAACAACAAAGAAGAGATATCTGCTTCAATCAATTCAACTGGGTCTGAAAATAAGACGACTGCTCCAGTAGCAAGTACTCCAATAAATCCAACTGCCACTAAATCTTCTGATGCAACATCTGTTACTAATTCAGAAGGAGGAGTAACGTCCAAAGTAGGTGAACTTGAAACTGAGAATATTTTAGAGCCAGCGCCGATGCAGGCAGTAAATATTAATCTTGAAAGCAAACCACCTGAATCTAAGACTGTCGAAGGATCTACTTCAAATTCAACAACTGCATCAACCACATCAAACTCAACTACGGTAAATGATGTAAATTCTACATCAAGCAATAGTGGAGTAACTGGTGATAAAAATATAATGAATGTTGATAACACAAATAATCAATCTTCTTCAAATACAGTAAATGAGAATAAGAAAGAAAAAGGAGGATTCTTATCTAAAGTAGGAAACTTTGCAAAGAAAGCAGGAGCAGCTCTAAATCTACCATCTATTGGTGAACTTGGAGAACAGGCAAAGGGTTTATTTGGAGCAACTGGTGCAAATATTAGTTCTAAGATATCTGATGTCAAAAACTCATTTGCCATCAATTCAAGTGATAGTGAATCAAATTCTTCACCTGCATCGTCGACTGAAACTAATTCAGTAAACTCTTCAAATACTACTAACACAACACCAGCTAAACCGGATGATATATCGGGAGTTCCTAATACTGGAACCACTTCAAATACTTCAAACGTTCTTAAGACTGAGACACAGACTGCAATGAGCGTTGAGCAAAATAAACCAGGAGTGACTGCATCAGCACCAGCGGCTACAACAACTCTTCCAGAGTCAACGTCCGCATCAACCACTGTTTTAAATACTAATAATTCACAATCTTCACAATCGCCTCAGCCAGTAACGTCAAATATTTCTCAAAATACCCAATCTACTAATCAGCCATCTGGCAATCCAGCAGGAGTCGGCGTAAACGTCGATACAAATCAGTTGGCTCAATCTATTACTCGATTAGAGAGAATATTAATAAGCGGAATAGAAGTAACAATAAAAGATACATAATATGGAAGAAACAATAAAAGGCCAATTGCATAGCCTATATTTAACCTACTCTGCAATAAACACTCAATTTAAAAGAATTGAGACGGAAGCCGCTCGACTAGAGACTGAGAGGAAAACAGTCAGTGAGGTACTGCATAATACTAGAGAACTAGAAAAAGAATTAATAAATAACTTAGAGAACATTTTAGGTAAAAAATTAACTCCAAACGATATTCTTGAAATAATTAAACAATATGAATAAAGATCTAATGTATAGAATAATCGGAGCCTTCTTAATAGGAGCTATTGCACTTTTATTATTTAAAAACTGCCAAATTCAAAAAGGAGCTGACCGTGATATTGATGAACTTAAAAAATCAATAATTGCATCTGACAAGCTTACAAAAGAGGCGGATGGTCGATATGCAAAATTAGTTGACTACTATGCTAGCGAGAAAGACCTTATGAAAGAATTAAAAGAGTCTAATGAAGATCTCTATAAAACTATTAAAAAACAGGACGAGAGACTATTAAGCATAACTAGTTCAATAATAACATTAGATAGTAAAATAGTTCAAGGATTTGCTCAGACTGATCCAGTAGATACAAACAGATTAAACCTTTCTCTAAAATACCCTGATGAAAAGGATCCATTTGTATATTGGGATGGCTGGGTAAATAAGAATACTGCTGCATATAAAGGAACATTCTCTTTTGGTAAGCTTCCTATTCAAATCATTTTAACTGAGGACACTCGAGGTCTTTGGAAAAGTAGAATTGTTGGACCTGACTGGTTAAAAGTTGACTCACTATCAATTAAAAGTCTTCCACCAACCGAATATGCAAGCGTTAAACCTAAAACGATACAATGGCTCGTTGGTGGTAATTATATACAGAGCTTAAATAATACTGGCCAAGGTGCAGGAATAAATTTTGGACTAAGCATATTTGATAAACATAATTTAATTATTGGTGCAAACACCCTAAATCAAGTGAGTCTTGGATATATGTATAAGATTAAGACATTTAAAAGAAACAAGTAAATAATGGCACAGAGTAGATTCATAAATTTATCGTCTTATTGTATTGCTGAATACCAATTTGAACAGCTAGGCTCTCTTAATTTTTATAATGAAGATTTTACCTTTGTTGAAAATGCCATTACTGGTGAACACCAAATATTTAATACAGACGCTTCATATAATACACTAAAGAATATTCAAGATCTATCAGTTGTTTCAATAGGAAATAACTCATATGCATATTTAGATAGTGAAAAGATACCTAATTATCTTGCGTACAATACACAATTGACTTCTACTACCCTATCTGGTTACAATGTAGTAATGGATAAAGTAAGATTTCACTTTGTTGCTGGTTTTGATTTTGACAATTTTAAAGCCTTAATATTATCGATTACTAATACTGAGAATAATGGAATAAATTGTACTTTTGCAAACATATTATTAGCACCTGAAACAATTGCAGAATTAATAATCTTTAATCCTAAACCTTTATTTCTTTCAAACGCAGTATATGATAGATATGTCGATATTTATGTTCCGTCTATAAAAAATATTAATAATGATTTTATAACGGCCCCTATTCCTGGAATCACATTTGCTGCAGCTATCACACCAAGTTTAAATGGACCAGTCGGATTTATTACGAATAGCCCAATAACAATCTCTCTATTTGAATGTGGAAATAAAAAGACGATCTATACAAATACTCCAGTTACGTATGATTCATATGAAGTTACAAATGCTTTTACTTCATCTTTATCCCAGACAAATGAATTTAACAATGTCGGTGCGTATGTTGCTGAATCACTAGTAGGTGACTATCTAGAATTCTACTTAACCTTTAATTCAGCTTTTCCAGGTGAGTTAATATCAATCCTAGATAAAAGAAATCCATCAGATGATTGGATTATAGTACACCAATTAAGTGTATTTGAACAAGTCGGGTCGGCCTTTATTAACACTGCTAGACTAGTCTTCTTTCAAGAAGATTCATACGATGAACCTAATGTATTTAGACCAGTTCTTAAGTATGCACATGAAGCTATTAGCATGTCAGTTGACTATATTGCGCGATTAACAAATCGTCGAAATGGTGAACAAATTATTAGAGAAGCTTCATTTAATCTAGTTTCTCCAAAGAAATATGGCCGAAGCTTAATAAACATACCTCTACTTGAAAAACCACAGTCTCAAAAAATCTATAATAAGATTGTTAAGAATAACTTTGAAGCTACATCACTATTCATTGAGCCTACACCAGTTGGGAGACAGCCAGTTGTGACGCCTGCTGTACCTACTCAAATAACTGAAGTTGTTCGTACAGAATTTATCCCAATATTCTTTAATAATAACAATATTTCAATATCTAATGTTAATTCAATGGTGCAATCTACTGATTCATCAGAGGAGATAATATTTGCACCAGGTAAACTTAGATTTGTGCTTTCACCATTTGATAATGTTCTTAAATTAAAAGTATTTACTGAAGCTACTCTAGCAAATGCTGATAATCCACTGGTCTCGCTAGACTTAAATGTAAACTCTGCAAAATATCGACTTGTTTTTGAGACTACTACTGGTAAGATCACTATCGACAATGTAAATGATTCTAATCAGGAAAATTTATCAACTGGCCAAGTTACATTTAATATCGCTAAGAAAGACAGTGAATCTATCACCAGTTCATCAAATAGGACACTATATTTAGTTTCAGTTTCACAGGACGGTAGAGAAACTCTGATGTATACTGGAGAATGGAGAAAACCTAGTGAGCAAGCGGATGTAGATGCAGCTATTGCTCAAGCAAAAGCAGATGCAACGTCTAAAAAAGATACTGCTGCTATACTTGCAAGCATTAAGGAACGGATGGATCTTATTACTAAGTTTAATCTTGCAAATAAAGTTGAATTACGTTCTAATATAAAAAATAGAGGAGAAGCACCAATCGTAAATAGATTTGGAATAGCTGGATCAAAGTCTATATTGACGAATGGTTCTAACTCCACAAACCAATAATCCATTGAATATAAATCCGAACAATAAATAATTAGCGATTTATTGAGATAAATAAAAAAAAATAATAAGGCACGAAATGAAAGGCTTCGTAGACAAGATATTAACTGAACTTAAGACTAATTCTACTCTTAAAACAGACCCGCTTGTAAAACTTTTAACAGAATCTATTGATAAATCTATTTCTTTAGGTGAGACTACTCCTTCTATCTATGAGAATTTGAAGAGTGGACTTACTTCAATAAATGCTAGAGTTAAAAGCAAACAATTAAATGCAATCCTAGAACAATTCACTAAGATTGAAACTACCCCTGAATCTAAAACGTTTGATATTTCAAAGAAGGTAAACCTTTTTGAGAAGTTAAGCGCAATTAAAGAATCTAAATCAGGTACAAATCCTATCGTTAAAGGTCAAGTAGACGTTTTTGAATCCTACCTAAATAATGGAACTCCTGATTTTGCACTATGTGAAGGCTTTATTCAATTCTTCTCGAATCATAAATATGATTCAACGATTAAAAAGCAGGTTGAAAAGGTTCAAAAATACATTAATGAAAACACATCAGAAATATTATTTTTAAATGCCATCTATACTATGGATGCAATGCCAAACCAACAGTATGCAACAGTTAGTGCAGATCTTAAAAACATGTTGATTGGTGAATCTTACACATCAGATATTCTTAGGATGAAATACGGAACGACTGTTCCTATGGTTAATCAACTAATAAATGACCTAAGATTACTTGAATCTCAAACAATGGGATATTTTACATTAGGAGAAGGAGATTCATTCACCAAAGTGACTAACCTGATCACACCAGCGACGAAAGCAAAGGACGGGATGATTCTTTATATGGACAACCGATTCGTTTCAATTCGTGAATCCAGAGGACTTACTGGTAAAGAGACTAAGGTATACATTGATGGAGACTTTAAGATTGCAGAAGTTGATCCTAACTACGTTAAAGAAAAGTTTCCAAAATTCTATAGCGTTGCTGAATCTTTCGCTACTTTAGGATTCACTAAAAATGTGGATGGAACAAGCGTAGATTCTTCAGCAATCCGAAACTTTAATATTAGCTTTAAAACAAATGAAGAGAAAGAATTAGATCTTTATCTAAATGAGTCAAAGGTTTCTAACCTAGACGAAATTAACTTAATGGAGGCTCTTTCTTTAGAAAGCAATGATGTTAAGAATCGTGTAATCAATCTTTTTGAAAACTCAAGCAACTTATTTAATTTTGATTTCATTAAAGAATTAACAAATGACCGTACATTAAGTGAAGCATTTGTTCTTAAACTAAATGAAGAATTCTATATCTGTGAAAAATTAAATTCAGCAGAAAAAGAGTGGAGAAAAGTAGATGAGTACGAAATGTACGAGTTTTGCATGGAGAAATTCAATTATGATATTAGCCCAATCTTTAAAACTCAAATTGATGAAAAGGTTGATGCTTATAAAAAGATCGAGGCAAGAAAGAACGATATTTCAGTAGATATTACTAAACTTGAAGAAACAATGGAAAAACTTCAAAAAGCAATCTCAAGCCCAGATCTTGATTCAGAAGCAACTAAGAAACTTACTGGAATTAGAGAATCAATTGAATCTACAATTACTGCTCTTAAAAATGATTATGTTGGATTAGATTTATTCAAAAGAGATATTGTAGGCAGTTCAAAAAAGTCTTCCATTTTTGAATCTTCTAACGGATTTAATGATCGATATGAAGACATATATAATGAACTAAAGCAATATGGTTTTAAAAAAGGAGACTCATGGCTTGACAAGGAAACTAAAATTAAATCATTAATAAAAGGTAATGAGACTAATGGAATTTTCATTAATGTTTCTACTGTAGACAATCCTAACGCAGATACTGCTTTTTATCAAACGATTATTTGGACTGAAGGCAAGTCAAAGAATTTATCTGGATATACTAGCGACGCATACGATGTATTCATTAAGAAGATTAAAGAAGTTGTAAACTCTCAAAAATGAGAATACTAATATTAATAATTTTAATTTTGCTCTGTGCAAGCTGTAAGACTTCTCACAATTCATGTGATGCTTATGGTAAACTTGAAAAAACTGAGAATCCTTCTTGAAAAACATATTATCATATTCACAATACACAAGCGACTCCCTAAAAGAGTCGCTTGATCCATATATAGAATCTAAGCTAAAGTTTAAAATTGGAGATCAAGTTGAAGTAAAAGGTCGAATTGGAAAGATAACTGCATTTAATGGAAAAGAATATCTTGTTATGATAGGTAGTAAAAATGAGAGAGTTCCAGAGCCACAAATCGAAAAGGTAGGACCACTAAAGAAGAAGAAACCAGCAAAGAAGAAATAATAAAGTATTTTTAAAATTAATAAAGGGCATAAAAAATTATGCCCTTTTGTTTTATTTGTAGATTTTTCTTAGTATAATAACTAAAATTAATTTCTTATTATATGAAAAATTCAATCGTAATCGGGCCTGTGCAAAAGGCTAAGCCCACTGCTGAGCGCACAATCATCATCAATGATCGCTTGTCTAAAATGAAAATCGGAAACTTTTTTGAAGTGACTGGTCTTTCAACTAAATCTGAAGTCATGAATTTTCGTGCATCAGTGCAATATTGCTCAAAGAAAAGAGACATTCGAGTAGCTACAACTATGGAAAATGGTATTCTTAAAGTAGAACGAGTAAAAGCAAGTAAAACTAAAGAGTTATCCAAAGTACAATAATCTAAATAAAACTTTTAAATGGATACTCGAATAGATTTTAACACTGCCAAAAAGTTTGATCAACTTGAATTGATTGATTGGAAAACTAAATATGGTGATTTCCAATTTTATATCCGTAAAGGATTAAATGAAATTAAGTACAATGTTGGTACAAACGTTTCAAAAAGTCCAAAAAGCGGCGAATATATTAAACCATTGACTTCCGCTGCGTATGGTCCAGAAATGGATGTAAATGCAGTTTTTAATCAAGAAGATACATGGTTAGATATCGGTGGACATATTGGTCTTTTCGCAATTCGAATGGCTCGACAGTTTCCTAAAATCAAAGAAGTTATTCTATATGAAGCACTACCTCACAATGCATCTTTTGCTATAGAGAATATTAAAGTAAATGGTGTTGAGTCAAACTGTTCAATCGTACAAAAAGCAATTGTTCCAGGTGCAGAAGATTCAATTGATTTCTTTATTTCAAGTGACTCTGGAAAGCACTCAATTCTTCCAATTAGAGGTCGTGAGATCTTACACGTTCCAGCAATCAATATCAATGATGCAATTAACGAACATGGAGCAACTGCTATCAAAATGGATGTTGAGGGAGCTGAATATGAATTAATTAAAGCAGTCACTGACTGGTCTAAGGTTCGAGTAATTATTATTGAGTACCATTTTATGTACAAGCCATTGAAGACTAATCGTGTTCAAAAATTCCAAGAGATTACAGCTATCCTTGAACAAAACTTTGATGTTGTTCGTAAGATAGAGGCAGTTGAGTACGGTAAAAACTTTATCACTCACATTGTTGCGATTAAAAACGATTAAGATCAACTAATTTAAAAAATGGGCACCTAGATGGGTGCCCATTTTTATTTAAAACCAACTACTAACTTTAAGTAAATAGTATATGAAAAGTTTATACGCATATTTTGGTCTACTTGACCTACATGACATTGATTCACCAGGACACTCATTATACCAAATAGGACTAGTTGATTCTTTAAGAGAATCCTTTGGAGAAGAAAAATTTGACTTCTATTCCTATTATCCAGGAGAGATAATTAAATCTGCAAGTATTCAAGGTTTTCCAGATACTCAACTAGGTAGATTGTTTCATGAATATAGAACACGACTCTTCGATCAGCCTATTCACAATATTGATGAGGTATTACAATTAATTTCTCAAAAAGCATATTCTAAATTATATTTAAAGGCTAGATTTAGAAATCTTTCAACTCTTTCTAAGAAATGGAAAGACTCTAGAGACTTTGATAGAATTATTGAGTGTGCGATAGATGCAGGATATTCAAAGACTGATATTATCATACTCGATACTGATCTTTCTCTTTCAGATACTTTTGTTGAGCAAACTAAAGATTTCGTAACTATCTTAATTCCATCAATCGATTTTCCAGGAATATCAAATATGTTCTTAGTAGACTGTATTGGCCTAAATATTGTGCAGTCTAAGAAAGGATTAAGTAGTGTCTTTTATGGAAATATCGATACTTCAAAATATAAAAGCGGAAACTCTAAGAGTGAGATTTTACTTGATTCTCTTAAATGGATAAGTCGCAATCATTGGTCAAAAGATGAAGAGCTTTATCTAATTTGTAAAAAGAATGATTTTGACTCTCTTCCGAATATGCCCTCAGCTAATCATATTGATAGAAAAGATAGGAGTAAAATTTGGGAAACTTTAGAGTCATCTAGGCTCATGGTAAACATTACTAAAGAAAAATATAATGATCGAAAATTTATACCCGCTAGGATATTTGAGGCACTGATTTTTGGAATGGTCCCAATTTCGTATAAATTTAATTTTTTATGTCCAGCTTTTTCTTTCGATAATCTAGAAGATTTAGAGGAAATTTATATATACCTTAGTGAATGTGATACTGCTGGATTAGACCAAGCATACAAACACTTTGTAAACTGTTATATCGATAGTTTGAATATCGAGTAATTACATCTTAGAGTATGCCGGATATAAATAACATAAACATCTGGCACTATGAAAAAGTTATTACTCACAGCAATTATGCTCATCTTATGGATACACTCATTTTCTCAATGTAGTAAGTATCAAGTATATGAGAGCTTTGGCACAACCTCAGTTCCTACACAAGGTGGAACCTGGACTCAAAATTCAGTAATCACATTAACTTCTCCAGTTAAAACTGGTATACGTTCAATTGGATTCAATGGATCAGGGGACTGGATCAGGACTCCGCAAATTGCTTCTCCTGAAATATTGTCCTTTTGGTATAGACGAAGTGCAAATGCTACTGCTTGGAATTGCGTAATTGAAACCTCTCCAAATGGTACAACTTGGACGTCTCGCGGAACCATTACCTCAATTACTACAACATATCAACAGTATTCATTAAATTTGGGTAGCTTAGGATTAACTAATGTGTATGTACGACTGCGAGATGCTCGAGTATCTGGTGCTCACGAAAGATATATTGATGATTTAGCGTGGACATCGACCAGTGTATTAAACAATAACCTATTACCTTTTTTATCAAATTGTTCACAAACTATCTCCAGTAATACTATCATTACTGATCATGGAAGTTACTCGGATTCATACAATAATAATTTATTTCGAACTATTACATTTACTCCATCTGACCCATCTAAAAAATTATTAGTTTCTTTTTCATTATTCGATATTGAAA